GATTATCAACAGACAGCCGACACTGCAGAATCGATATTACGGGCGACCGTGGATAAGATAATGTGGATATCGGCAGAAGGATACTGGCAGTACAGCAAGCAATTAGTTGTTAGCATGCTACGTGCGACCGGGCGTTTTGTGATGAAGCGTCTGGCCACAAAAAGTTTTTATGATACATGGAAAAGCAACGGCCGATCACTGTTGCTTGGTGCCATGGTTGCATCAATCCCAATTGTTTACAGAGTTTGGAAACTGAATTCGAATTGGGTGCCACGCAGGATTGAAGAGGCGATGGCTGGCGAGGTGGCTGAGGGTTTTGTAGACCCTGACGAGCTGTACGACACCGAGCTGGCTGACCTTGAAGAACCTGGCGATGATGAAAACCCTCCAGAACTCATCTGGCCAGAGGCACAGCTTGTGCTAGCAGATGAAGCCGTAGGAGATTTGGGACAAGATCCTGAGCCCCCTGAACCCTTTGCCGTACCGTTACCTCACAGGTATAGAGTTAAAAGATTGACTGTAGCACAGGCCGCAGCGTTATACGCTAAGGAGCAGTGCACCTATTATGAATACTCTAAGGCCAATGAGGCAATGGTAAAGCGCACGATCAACCGTTACATCGAAGATAATTGCAAAGACCTTAGGGTTGATGCCAGGCATTACATTGTTAGCAGAGCATTAGTTCTTGCTTTCACACCGACAAATGCCGACATTGACAAACACCAGGCCATGCATTCTTTGGTTCGACAAAGACGATTAGAGGTGCTCGAAACCATTCCCATCAACTCCTTCTGGGACTTCTTGTTCTGGAAACGGGGCTCTACTCCCCAATGAGGGGGTCTACTAATCCAGCGCGGATTGAATTGCCCACCACCAACATACATTGGAATCACAAACCCCGAAATCCCTTCCTTCGATTTTGGGGTGCGTTCATTTGTACACAACGTCCAAGTTGGTGAAAGGCTACTCGGTCGCATTCGTGCTAAGCGGTTCGTGGACGCCAAGCCTCGAGAAAATCTGACATGTACCTTAAATGGTATTGCCCCGCAAGGGGCCTCCGTGCGAGTTAACAGTAGCACGTTAAACAACACTGTTAGAGGAATCATGGAGCGCATCCTCTTAGTGAAAGTTGATGGGCGGTTTGTGCCGCCTCCCGACATGAACGACAGAGGAATGAGAATCTTTCGGAAGACATGCAAAGACTTGATGCGCCTTAGCTCACCTACCATACCCGTTGAAGCGGATAGTTTCTATCTGAACTACCAGGATGCTAGGAAGCGAAAGGTCTACATTGAGGCTGCTGCTAAGTACGCGAAAGAGGGGGTCAAATATAGCGATAGTGTAACCAAGTGTTTCATTAAAGTTGAGAAGACCTTCAAAGCTGATCCCTCCCCCCGGATCATATCACCAACGGAACCAGTCTACGGGCTGGCCCTAGGCTGTTTCATCCGCCCCATTGAGCATAAAATCTATAGAAATATAGACAAACTATGGGGTTGCGAGTGTATAATGAAAGGCCGAAATTTGGAAGATAGGGGAAAGATAATTAGTACACACTGGAATTCATTCAAGAAGCCAGTTGCGGTAGGAATGGACGCCTCCAGATTTGATCAGTCCGCCTCACGTCACCTTAGGGTGGAACACGAGGTGGAGTTAAGTTTCTTTTCTGGAGAAGAACGCAAGTTGATGGCAAAGCTATTGAAATGGCAACGCGACTTGCGCATCCGCGCCCAAAACTCGGAAGGCGTAGTCCGGGTCGACTTACCAGGCGGTAAGTTACGACCGGTGCGCCGTTCGGGCGACATGAACACGGCCATGGGGAATTGCCTCATTATGAGTATGGCGGTATTGGCAGTGGTGCGAGCCACAGGCACAAAATGCAAATTCATTAATGATGGCGACGATGGGGTATTGTTCATGGAGGAAGAAGATGTTGATTGGTTCATGCAAAGAGTTTATCTCTTCGCGGACATGGGATTTAGGATGGTCTTTGAGGACCCGATCCGAGTGTTGGAACAAGTAGTGTTCTGTCAATGCCAACCACTAAACATGGGAGGCGGAGAATACATAATGGTCCGACAACTTAAAACCTGTCTGGGGAAAGAGTCTGTCCTAACCAAGAAATTTGAATCTCCCACCTACTTTAAAACAGTTTTACAAGCAATAAGCTCAGGAGGCCAATCCCTCAACGGCGGAGTGCCAGTTTTTCAGGCGCTTTACAAATCGTTGGAGCAGGAAGGTGTTACCCAAGCACAGCTTGACAAGGCAATGAATGATGCGTCACTACAGTTACGCTTTAGCAGCAAATACCAAGGAGTTGAGCGAGAATACAGTGAACCTAACTGGGAAACTCGCTACTCATTCTGGTTAGCGTTTGGAGTTGAGCCAGACGTTCAGGTTGATCTTGAACGGTACTTTAGCTCCTTGAAACAGAATTATCAGTTTGAGGACTCGGTGTTACCGTGCCCAGTTACATACTAATTGAAAAGAGCAGGCGAAATAGGGTGGATAAGCGTCCCCTCTCTGCCCAGCCATTGGGTTCCAGGTTGCAAAGGACCAAAATCGTTGAACACGTGCTAAACAAAATGCCAAGAGACTGCACGGCTCCGAAATACCTGGGATGTACAGTCCCGTTCCATGTTGCGGTATCCAATACAAACATGGCCCCCCGAAACAACAAGAAGAAAATAAATAAAAGGAAACCTAGGAATATCCAGGTTATCAAGAAGAAACAAACTCCATTCCAAGACGTTGGTAGAATAGTCGGACAGACACTCGGTTCATACTTTGGACCAGCAGGCGGCAACTTTGGCAGAGCAATAGGTGGTACTGGCGGAAGCCTTGTAGGTAAGATCTTTGGATCTGGCCCATACAAGCTGAAGTCTAACACTGTTTGGAACACCTCTAACCAGGTGCCTGTCATGCACAGTAGCTGTGAAAGTGTGGTACTGACACACAGGGAGTACATACGTGATGTGTACTCTTCTGTCAATTTCGCAACATCAAGGATAATGATCAATCCCGGGCTTGAAGAGGCGTTCCCATTTCTTTCTGCAGTTGCGCAGAATTTCCAGGAATACCGATTTAAAGGACTCGCCTATGAATTCATTAGCACGTCAGCCGACGCCCTCAACTCAACAAATACCGCTCTCGGTAGTTTAATGTTGGCAGTTGATTATGTGGCTGATGACGTGGCTTATTTGAACAAACAGGAAATGCTCAATGAGATGTGGAGTGCTAGCACTAGGCCTAGCGAAAATCTTGGTATACCAGTGGAGTGTGATCCTGATGAAAACCCAATGAACATACAGTACGTGAGGTCCGGTCCGCTGGCCCCAAACGCCGACAAGAAGATGTATGACCTCGGGACTCTAACGGTAGCCACCGTCGGATCCCAAGCGATATCAACCATCGGCGAATTGTGGGTCACTTACCACGTGGAACTCAAGAAGCCACGATTATTCGTGGCACTCGGCTCGTCAGCAGATGTGGCCCGCATAGCCAGATCCGGAGCGACAGGGAGCACTCCATTTGGCACAGCAACCATCGAGAGCAAATACTACAACATTGATGTTGTGTTTAACAGTAGTAGTCTAATTACGTTAAACGGCTTGGTAGGCACGTACACTATGTCCATCCAATGGGTAAATTCAGCTGCAGTTTCCATTACCATGCCCACCGTTGCTTACACCAACGCCGTGCCAGTGGCGTACATCACCGGATCTCCAACCATGGATACCGGAGGTACAAACGTCAATGTGCCCAGTATGAACAGGTCGTTTACAGTCACTGACTCTTCACTTCCTGTGACGATTACGTTGGGTACTGCCGGTACCGTGAATAACGGGGCTAATACAGGTATTTATTCATTCTACCATACTCCTCAATAAGCGGGGGAAGAAAACAGTTAGCGCGAAGGTTAATCCCTTCAATCCACTTGGCTTTGGAACTTAGCGTAGCCGGTTGCCCATTAAGAAAATCCCCTTCGCAAAGGGAGCCTTGGGCGCGCATTGAGTGTTAAATATGGGAACTAATCGTCCCACAATGTCATTAGATAGGAACTCAAAAGCAGTCAAAAGAATTATGTCTTACCCTGGTGATCCCCAGGGGTTCTTTAAAAATTACAAAAATCGTGAATTCAGGCCAAAAGCGCGGGAAGATCCCCGAGATGCTGGAAATGACGCGACGTATTTATTAGTTCCGAAATGGGTATGAACGTGTGGGCAGGCTTCCCACCCCCAATGCCAACCACGGCCCCAGCACAAACTGGGCGCGGCCGTGGTGACCGATGATCC